TTTTAATTCCATTTTCTTCTAGTATATCAACATCTACGTAGCCCCAAAACTCTAGTATTTCATATCGTTCAGGACGATAGTTAGTACTATTATCTTCCATACTGTCTTCCCAGTATTTTCTAGCATAAGTTTCACCCATGTCTATAGAGGCTTCTATTGCGTCATTATCAAAATAAGGTCTATTCTTTAGTGCTCTTATCTGAGACCTAGACATTTTATGTCGTTCTATTACGTATTCAGCTTCATCCATGTTAGCTGCGTCAGGGTCAGGATAAAAATTCCAAATAGATACATGGCTCGTTGAAGGCACAGTTTTAACTATAGGGTCATATTCACCATCTTCATTCCAGTTAGGATATTCTTTATCTGTAGCAAATGGGCCTTTCATTACACCTGTACCAAACAAAGCCATCTCAAAAGCTAAAGAACGTAACTGTTTACTAGCTCCTGATTCTTCTAGTTGGTCATGTATTTTCTTTTCCATCTTTTTAGCTGCTACCATAGCAGGATGAAAGGATACACTACTTTGTGTTCCTCCTGCACCTTCTACAACTTTTTCAGACACAGAAGATAGTTTATCTTTTAATGGTCCTAATCTACGCTGTAGGTCATCTACAGTATCACCTGCTTGTAATTCTGTATCTGTGTCAAATAAATAAGAAGAGTTTGTAGTTTTTTCAAAAGAAGTTTTTAATTCGTCCATACCCTTTTCTGCATTAGGGTCTATGTTTATATGAACAGACTCTGCTACACCGTCAGGTAGTACAGTAGGGTCAATACTCAATGGAAACTTTGTAGTGCCAAATAAAACATCTGTAATTTGACCATACGCTGCTAAAGTTTTAGTTTTAGTTACTTTTACAAAAACTCTAGATTTTTCAGTTTCAGTAAATTGTACATCGCTGCTGTATAAACCTCTGTAATTTTTATACGCTCGTAGCCACCGTTCTTCATCACTTAACCTAGCATCTTCTGCTCGTTTAAACTTACCTGTGACAAAATTAATAACTTTATTATCTGACTCTATTAAATTGTCAGACTCTGTAGATACTACATCGTCAGTGTCAAACATTACTTCATCTTCTATTGCCATATTTTAATATCCAAAATTAGGGTCTGCTGCTTGAAATCCTGTACGATTAGACAAAGGATTAAAATCAAACAAACTGCTTCTAGGTCTAGTCATAATGCCGTACCGTAAAGCATCATATAAGTGGTCTTCTGCGTGAGTATTAATATCTTCTGGATTTCTTTTATCTAACGGTAACGCAGGGAGTTGAGAAATAATATTTGTGCAGTTATTGAAAAACACCAAACGAGGTTCTTCTGTAAATTCGTCAACTTGCAATCTTCTATGTAATTCATTTTTTCCTGCAACTCTAGACCCTTTACTTCTATCGGATGGTCTCCATCGACATCCTTTATGTATCATCTGCTCCGCAAGAGAAGGACCAGTATCCCCACGTTTATGCCAAAGACTACTATCCAATACCCCATACCTAATTGTTCCATCTTCTGCCTCTGCTTCTAATATCATGTCAGCTAAATCTGTAGCTAACACTTTTTTTACGTATAATTCTCTGTAGACTATTAACTGTTCATCTGGGCTTACAGCAAACCACACAACGCCACTGTAGCTTCCGTACCCATAGTCACAAGCCCTAAATTTCGTCCAACCTGTGGGAATATCGAATGGTTCAATAACATGTATATTTCTGTCAAACTCCGAAAACGCAGCACCTTCATTAACATCCCAATCTCCTTCTAAGAGTTGCCTTCTCTGATGTTCAGGTAGTGATAACAACATTGTTTCATATTCACCTGAATCAGCTAAGTAAGGATTGTCGAGCAGTCTTGCAGGAATAAATCTACGTTTAAATAAAGCTTGCCCTTCCTTACTGTGACCTCTAGGATATACTAATTCGTTGCCTGTGTCAATGTCTGTTGCACTAAAAGATGTATTATATGGAGCAGGGTCTATAAACATTTTTTTAACCCATTGATGCCCTGCACCTCCAGGGTTAGTAGTAGCCCTCATGTATATAGGTAAGTCTGGAGCAGGTGTACGCAAACGACTGCGTAAGTAATTCCAAGCAAAAGGCGTTGCCCACTGTGTAAGTTCATCGAAACCAATCCAACTAAATGCTAAACCTTGATACCGTAATACGTCTTCTTCTCTATCTAAGTACGAAAACCAGATTCTGCCACCATTAGGAGCTATCCACTGCATCTTTCGTTCTGACCACTTTATATTAGGAATTACTTTCGGGTATAATTCCTGCGACTTCCAAACAAGTTCTCGTAACTCTTCTGTTGTGTGCCGTACCAACAGTCCTGAGAACTGTGGATGTGAGATATAACGTAATGGGTCAGCCAACATAGCATAACTCTTACCACCCCCTGCACTGCCACCATATAGTACTTCTCGTTCATTGGCAGCTAAGAAATCTGTCTGTGGTCCTTCATTAGGACTAAATATAACTTGTCTACCTTGATAAGGGTCTACAGGTTCTATCTCAGGCACACTTATTATTTCTTCTTCAGCTACTAGTTTCTCTTGAACCGATACTTTCTTCTTCGATTTTCTTGACCGCTGCAATCGCTTCTTCGAGCCGTTTAGCCCATTGGCGTTTTGTTGTAGCTGTTTTCTTACGTTGTCGCTCATGCTGTATCCTTTTACGTAAACCTACATGTGATATGTATCGTTCTGTAGTTTTACTTAGCCAGTGTGCCACTTCTCTATAACTATACTGTTTTAAATGTAACTTAGCTTGTTCTAGTGCGTTTAACTCATCATCTATAGGCGTAAGTATATTTTTATCTGTGTCACTTTCTGCGTAACCAAAAGGAATGGTTTTAGATACTCTGGGGATTTGTCTCCACTCTATTTTTTCTTTTTCTTTAGGTTTAGGCAATTCCCAGAAACCTATACTCTCAGCAACTATACTCATTATTTTAGTACAGCTTTATTTGTTTTTGCATTGTATTTAAAGTTAGATGCAGGTTTACCTCTTAACTTAGCTTCTCTATCTATAGCTCTTTGAGCAGGTGTCATATTACCACGTATTGCTCCTTTTAGCGTAGGTTTATTTGTTCCTCTTTTTAAGTTGCCTGATTGTTGTAACTTCTTTGTAGCTATAGCATAGGCTGCTTTTTTTGACTTTCCTTTTTGTAATAATTGTCCAACGGTTCTATCTAGTATTCTAGGCATACATATTACTTTCTTCGTGTTTTAGTAGCAGGTTGTTTACGTCTGTTTATTGAACTAGGAAGTATTTTTAAATTAGCTGTGCTGTTATTCAAAGGATTCATATTTATATGGTCTACTTCTTTTCCATCACCTTTTTTAACTAGCCCTGCTTTAGCCATTTTGTATCTAGCTCTACCCCTAGCTGCTCTCCTAGCTTTTTGGTCGGGTCTAGAGTGATACTGTGCGTATTCCTTACTATAATTTCTAGGTTTTTTAGTAGGCATAGTTAGTCCTCATTTTTAGGTGGTAATATAAATAAACCACTAGGAGCAGTAACTTCCATTTTTTCTGTTTTAGCGTAGCCTGTTCTATCTAATAAGTCTTTAGCTGCAGACATCTTATCTCTTATGCCTAACTCTGTAGGGTCATTCAATGCATTAGCCATAGAAAAGGCTGCTCTAGGAGCAACCCTCGCTAAGTATTCTTTTGTAGCTTCTGCTATTTCATCTTTTAATGAACGTATAACTTCTGACGTAGAAGAACCATCTGAATACCCTGCTAATTTTTTAGCTGTAAGAATATCTCCTGCTGCTTGGTCAAACAATACATTTAAAAATGTCTGTTGCTTTTCAGTTAAAGTTTTAGCCATCTTTCTTAGGACCTTTCAAGTACTTAACCTTTTCTTCGGAATGGAGCAGTTTTCTTAGCCGTTCTTTTAGGTTGCGGAACATGCTGCTTACCTTTTTTAGTACCCAGTTTTTTAGCTCTACTAGTCGCTGCATATTCAGAAGCAGAGAGACTTTTAATAGCTGCAGTGGGAAGATAACGCTCACCAGTAGCACTCTTACCCTGTGTAGAAGGTTTTCCACTTTTTGTTCTCCACTTTTGTTTGCCCCAATCTTTGAGACTTTTTTGACTCTTTGTTAGTGTCATCTATTTACTTTTTGCTTTTTTCTTAGCTGTTGCACTTAAATCTTTAAAGTGAAAAAGAGGCTTTGATGCTTTAGTCATTTTAGCCCCTGTCATAAGTTTACCATCAGGGTGTTTATGCGTTTTACCCTTCCACTCAGTGCCATCTTTTAAATAATGCGGAACACCCTTCATGATTTGTAACCTCCACCTTTAGCTTTATATTGTTTAGCTACCATCTGAGCTTTACGTGCAGACCACTGACCTGCATTGCCACCCTTAGTACCTGATTTAATTCTAGATACTATGTTTTGCCTAAGTTTAGGTTTCGTATATACGCCTTTAGCTTGTGCCATTTATTTTATCCCATGTACCTTTGCATATATTTCAGAGCGTCCGATTCCTAAGTCTTTTAGTTCTCTGTCTGAAAATCTATATAACTCATTCATTGCTGCTCGTCTAGCTCTCGCTTCTTGTGACCGTTTAAACCATTCTTTTAGTATATTAATCATTGTACATCCTCCTATTTGTTATCGTACATAGGAGTTATACCATATATAGTTATATCATACTACAGACAAGATTGCAAGTCCGTTATGCAATCGTGGTTTTAGGCACTTCAACTAAAGAAGCTAATACGTGCAATCTATTAGCTGTAGCTGCTGTAACTTTTAAAATATCACCTGACACTAATATTAACTCATTGCCTACTAAATCTATTGTGCCACTTGCTCCGACTGCCTTTACGTGATAAATGCTAAAGACACTGCTGCCATTAGTTACAGTTAAAGTTATTGTATCTGCATTGCCACTGTCCTCAGACACTAATATAGAAGATACAAATGTAGTCATTAATGGTGGACACGTATATAATGTCGTTACATTAGTAGTTGTTAAATCTAACTTAACATTTTTATATCTAGATACACTGAGGACGTTAGCCATTTACTTTTTTTTCTTCTTTTTAAGATACTCAGTAAAAGTCATATTCATTTTCTTTAAATCATCTTTAGTTATAGCTACATACTTTTTATCATCATGTGTAAACATCGTGCCTTTACCCTTGGCTCTGGCAGCTTTAAATGCTTTACCAAAACTAGACAAATCTTTTTTCTTAGTTGCTTCTTTTTTCTTAGTTGCTTCTTTTTTCTTTTTCGGAGATTTATCTGACGTAGTTTTTATTTCTACTTCACTAACAACTCTTTCAGGGACTTTTAATACACTTAATGTAGGCGTATTAGGTTTATTTGCCTTTGATACGGTTGTAGGTTTAGTTGTACTTCCCCCACTTGCTTGTATTTTAGCTTTATTAGATGCTCTTGTAGTATTATCTTCACTTCTAGCTACTTGAGGTCCACCTAACAATGTAGCACCCCCTGTGATTCTAACAAAATTCTGAGGGTTAAATCGTGTTGTAGTTTTAGAAGGTTTTACTGGGTCTTTAGGTTTACTTGCACGACTTACAGTTATGTTTGAGGGAGTTACATCTTTAGCGTTGTCACCTGCTCTAGGTTTACTACCACTTTTAGGACTTGATGTAGAAACTGTAGGTGCTCCACCGCCACTACCGCCTCTTTTAGGTAAGTTATCTTTTCTAGTTGATGCCGTAGGCTGCGTAGGTTTTCGTATTGCAGGTGGTTTACTTGATGATGCAGGTGGTTTACTCGATGATGCAGGTGGTTTAGGCTTAGACGATAGCCCTTTTACTATTCTATCTAAATTAGATAGAGTTGCATTAATTGGAGCTTCCTTCATTTTAGCTGCTGCTGATGCTGCTATTCTTTTAGCACCCCTAGCTGCTAACTCTTTAACAACTTTTTTAGCTACTGCCCGAACAAGAATATTACCTACTATAAAAAATACTGGGACCATTTTAATTTTCCTTTCTTAAAATTACCATTTGACTTTATTAGCCCAGTAAGCTGCTGACAACTTACCTCTAGCTATGTTTTTACCGTGTCTCGCTTTAAATGATGCACGTTTTTTCTTCATCTTATCAGATTCACCTTTTTTAGGTTTACCTGCTGTACTCGCTCCTTGTTCGCCAAATCGTATCATCTTAATTGTAGTGCCTTCTTTAGCTAACACTACGTGTGATTTAGTAGGATGTTTGGGAGTTCGTTTAGGCTTATTGTAACCACTAAAAGTTTCGCCTCTATACGTTATAGACATAATATCATATTCCTACTGAGTTGTCAAGACATTTATATTGTATAGTATGAGGTGCAGATAAATTAGGTTGTACAGATTGTACGAAAGCTCCTACCATCTTTCTGCATTCTTGTTGAGACACTGCCAGTTCCTGTGGATTAAACATCTTACAATCTACAGATTGGTCTATAGGAGACAAAAGACATATCGTAACCAAAGGCAAGAACATATCAATACTGCCCACTCAATTCAAAGTGTGGTCCATCTATAAATGGTCTACGCCCTTCTTGTCTGCGAGTATCTATGTAGTCATTCATAGCTGCTTCCATTGTCATGTTACAAGTACGCAAATCATTAATATGCCAAGCTGCACCCCAACGTAAAGCTACGTCCTCAAGCTTTGCAGCTTCCATCATAGCGTCAGCAATATCGTCATAGACATTGAGTTCCCATGATGCCCTCCCACCAATATACGCCATCAAGTCTACAGCTAACCCTTCTAGGTGCTTTGACTTCATGGTCTGTGATGCCCCTTTGGCTACCAGTGCTTCCTGCTCTTCTATTGTTCGCATTCCACAGATAACACCAAAGTCTATCTTAGTTAGGTCTATAGCTTTTTTGACTACACGTACCATGTCTGCATTGACACCGTCTAGTCTGTCTAAGCTACGTTGTGAGAGAGTAAATCCCATTAGATTATATCCTTTTTCTGATTCTGTAAGCGTTCCCTGTCTGCCTTTTCTTTACATGGAATACATACACCGTTCATCTCTGTGAACTTTTTCTTGGCGTGTGAGTACACCTTGAATACCTCTATGGGTGTTTTGCATACAGGACAGTCAGCCATTACTTCTATTTCTTTTTTGAAGCCATACCGCCATACATCATTTTGCTCTTTTTAGCCATGCCACCGTAAAACATTCCTGTCTTACGCATGTCTGCCATACCGCCTTTATTCATAGACATTCCTGTTGTAGGATTTATCTTTTTGTCATCTGTAGGCATCATACCGCCCATGTTCATCTGGTATGCTTTCTTCTTACTGTAATCTTTCATATCTCCACCCTTTTTATATCCCATGCTTTTAACGACAGCAGGAGCTTCTTTCTTTAATGCTGCTAGACCTTTATTCATTTTTTTAGTCATTTGGTAATTCCCTTTTGTTTTTCATATGTACGTAAGCCACCTAGCCCCAACATACCCATAAGTACCGTCATTAAACTTCCCATATCAAACTCAGGTATAGGCGGTATATCTATTCCTGTAAGGGTTACTCCAAATAATATCAGCGGTGAAAGAATAAAGTGATACAGCAAAGCTATACCACATACCCATCCTACGAATGGTCTCCAACCGCCTTTGAATAAACTGCCACTTGCAGCTTCCGCTTTGTTTATCTCTAGTTGAGCTAGTAACGCTTGTTGAGCGTGAGTGTCAGCCATAGTCGCTAACTGGTGAGCTAACTTAGCTTTCTCATCTGCATCAGGTATAACTTTATCTAAGATACTTGATACTGGACCTATGAGAGAAGCTATGATACTCATTATCGTTTTTTATTTCCTTTAGTTACACCGCCCTTAGACATAGTAACTTTTTTAGTATAGTTTCTAGGACCACCTATTGCTCTTAATTTATTACCTATGTATAATTTATCTTCTGCTGTATTAAATCTTTTTTCTAAAGCATCTAGCCCTTTTGAATGTTCTTTTAAAATAGAAGTTTTCTTTTCAGGATTATCTTTTAATTTTTTTCTAGTTATAACTTTTAACTTATCTACATTAGATTTATACTGTCCCTCCATTATCTTTAATCTAGCAGCATTATTCTTTTTATCGTAGTTAGCTTTTTTTATTTCTGTTTTAGTCTTAGTTGTTTTTCTACCTGCCATTATATTCTCCTATTAACACTTACAGTCAGGGTTGTTACACCCTTGGCTCTTTGGTATGGATGCTTTAGTACCATTCACATAAATACCAAACCATGCTGCACCTGCACCTACTATTACAGATACAAACCCTGCTTGAGCATTATTAGGGTCTGTTAGATTCATAAACCAATTACACGTTTGATAAAATACAATCATATAGGACAGTATTAACATACGTGGTACTATTCTCCAAGCTGATAACTTTTCAGGTGTCATAACTGCAGTATCCTCGTTTTACGTTAGGGTCTTTTACTTGGGAAGCATCTAAATGCCCTTCCAAATACATAGCTCTCTCTACATGGTCTAAAGTATATCTATGCCCTGTACGTGCCTCTATAGCTTTTTGCACGTAGAATACATCACTCATAGGTATATGTATACTTTTAAGTTTAGTAGGACTGTTAGATGCAGCAGCTTCATAGAACTGCTCCAGTACGTAGTCGTTATTATATAGTTTTACTGATTTTTGTTTCATTGTCAATGCCTAAAGTACATATATATGTAGCATTTATATGTTTTTTAATCTATTTATGAAGAAAGCATATATATGAAGCATTTATATGTATTATTAAAGTTTATTTAAACACTTATTTATGTATCATATATATGTATAAACATAGTTTTACACAAATACTGCCTTATGTCAACTCTAAAAATGCATTATTAATTGTAATAGCGACTATATGTCACACCTAATATGCATTGTTTCACGTGAAACACTAGATGTAGTAGCTGTGCATACGTGTGCGTATATGTACGTATTAATCATAAGTGGTTAACACTCCAAAAACCCTAATCTGTGTAGGAGTCCATGTATACTATCTAGCGTACCCCCAGTGGCTCCTGCCCGTACCCCAAAATCTATCCGCTTTCTGGGGCAGATGCAATAGTATATATATAATCAACCGCTATAATACATATAATTATATTTATGTTTCATATATAATCCATATATCAGGCACTTAACCGCAACGTAAACTGATATATAATCAATGCTTCGTGTCTTAAGTCACAAAAGACCTACCCACTAAAAGCTATGCACGATAAATAAAGAATCGGTGCACA